TAGTTGCGGGTATCGTTAATGCCGAACGCCTCCCTGCGACCCTTGTAGCGGTTCGCATCGACGAAGGAGGTTAGTTCGGACAGGAGCATCAGGAGACTCGGTAACGGATGATTACGATGCCGTCAGCGCCAAGGGTTGCCCCGTGGTCATTCTGGGCAGAGCCACTACCACCGCCACCAGAGTTTTGAATAGGTGCAACGCCCTGACCACCACCACCATTGATGCCGGGGGCAGATGCGGTAGAATTGCTATTGCCAGCACCACCACCTCCACCACCGCCATACATCTTCAAAGTACCACTGATGGACGATCCATAGCCCTGACCTCCAACACCGCCAGCGTCAGTCCACTTAAAGACCTGTGTCGTTTGAGCGCCAGCACCACCGCCAGCACCGACAAAGTTGCCGTTGCCACCAGCGATGCCAGAGCCTGATGTGCCGCCAGTATAACCGCCACCCGGGGTTCCACCATTAGCGGTGAAAGGCCCGAAATAAGAAGCCCCGCCAGTCCCGCTTGATCCGGAACCGACAACGACAGTCATCGGGGCAGTGTTCTTGGCGATAGTTACAACACCAGCCTTAACATCACCACCTCCACCACCGCCGCCGTGAGGATTATAGGAAGCGCCAGCGCCGCCAGCACCGACCACAAGAACCTCAACCTTACCCTCTTTGGTCAGCGAAGGGGTGAATGTACCAGAGACAGTATAAGTGTGGATCTTATAGCCATCAATAGTCGTAATCACACCTCCGCTAGCGTCAAAAGGGCTACCACCCACTGCCTTCCATTCTGTACCCGAATAGACTTCGGCCTGATCTAGTGTGGAGTTATAACGCATCTGGCCTGCCACGGGAGTGCCGGGGCGTTGGCCTGTCGTTCCTACGGGGATTTTGACCGCAGAGGTGACATTAAAGGAGGCAAGGCCATTGACGGCAAGGCTCGCATCAAGGGTCGTATTGCCAGTGACTGTCAGGCCACCAGTGAGCGTGGCATCCTCGGCCTCGATGTCGCCAGCCACATCCACCTTCTGTCCGGCAGCCGGGGTGATGACTAGGTCAGCGCCAGTCGAGCCAGAGATAGCACCAGTCGTGATAGGGAGTCCGCTGCCAAGCAGGTCTCCCGCCGTGGCCTTGCGAAGAGCCGAAGCGGAGGCATCGTGAATGACGACAGTATCGCCTGTGGCGACAGTGCCAGCGGCAAGGGCTGTCTGGTCTGTGACAGCACCGGGTAGCAGGACAGCGCCGTTCGTCTGGTTATTCAGACGAGCCGCAGTCACCTGTTGCCCATCTACATAGGTTTCTGGGGATTGGATTTGGGCCATTTATTTGGTGGTTTGAGTCATATGTCCGGGGATGATGGCCTCTACGGTCACCGACCTGATGGACGGACGAAGGTTCTTGGTGTTGAAACGCAACTGGGAGTAGTACCCTGTCTTGCGGGCAGGAACACGGAGGGTGAAGTCCTCCTCTACGGGTGATCCGTAGGTCGTGATGTTTGTCGATGTGTCCGGGTTTACGGTCTCGAAAAAGATATCGAAAGCACCTGCGGCAGGCAGCGCGGCATCCACTTGGAAACTGGAGAATCGCTTTTCTCGGTTCGTCTGGAAAGAGTATGCCCGGGTGAGAAGTTCGCCTTCGATATTAATCGGGGTAAATGCCAACGGGTTAAGGACGGCAGGAAGGAAGAACGGAATCGTAGGAGTGCCATTAGCAAGACCGAACTCATCCCATTCAAGTTCCTCAAGCAAGAACACGCCCTGCTTGTCGTTGACCATAAACATACGGCGGCGTTTACCCTTCTTGACTACGACAAAGTCCATAAAGGCCAATGTCCCGGCCTTGGCGATCCGACAGTTAGACCCGTAGTAGAATCCACCCGGCATCGCAAGGTCATCAGTATACGGAACCTTGATGTAAAAAACAACAGTACTGAAGGACGATGACTCAACAGTGTATGTTCCGTTGGGATACTTCCTGTCCCCAATACCGGACGGAGTTGCAAAACTGCTGGTGAAGTTGATATTCACCTTGTCCCCAATGCTCATCCCGTGAGGCGTGGCGGTATTGATTTGAACATTGATGAACGCGCCGCTGGAATAAGATGCCGTGCTTGTAGTGGCAGCCTTGTCATTCTCGATGCTGGCGTTGACCGGGTAGGTATCAACGGACTCCCAAGCCTTGTTGATGAAGTTGTAGACCAAGACGGCGTTGTTAGCCTCGCTGTCGTCCAGAGGTACTGCTAGGTAATAGCGATTCTCCCAGTAGGTAGCGACAGCCTTTTCAACGGCATTGAAGTTGATCCGGGCGATGACATCGGAGATGGGGGCAGACAGCGGCTCGGCAATCGTCAGGAGTCTCATACCTTCCGGGGTGTTTCCAGCCCCATTGCCAGCGCCAGCCGGGTTCAGGATGTACACTCCGTTGTCCGATAGGAACAGGATACCGCCGCCAGCCTGAACGATAGACCCCTTGGCAACGCAGCCGATATCAGAAGCAAGGGACTTGATGTAGGAATTGTCCTCGGTTGCAGGATCATTAAGAGCGTTAGCCCCCACGCCAGCAGCGGCGTAGAAGATGCTATTTCGCATAAAGATGACGAACTCGTTCAGCGTCCAAGGCGTGATGGCTACGATGCTGTCATTACTGCCGTCATTGATAGTGAAGACATCCAAGGCCGACCAATGGTTGTCCTGCAAGTAATGGCTGACTTGAATGGTATTGCGGTCAGTCTGGACGATATGCCGATTGCCGTAGTAGATGGCGTGTCGGCTTGGGGGGTAATTATTATGCGTCCCTGCGCCCGGAACGACTATCGTGGTATTGCCATCCCATCGAAGCACGGACTTGCCTTCGCCTCGCAGGATGTAGACATAGCCGATACCCTGAGCCTGATAGAGTTCGACCTCGTCAGTCCCTGTGATTGTCTGTCCGGCAGGGAAGTTTACCTTGATTGAAATCGCCTCGGTATCCGGGTTGTAAGTGTACAGGCCGTCTGCGACCACAAGTACNATAAGTTCCGACCCGGTTGTAGTCGTGAAAGCACAAGTNCCGTAGATCGTCTGACCTACGAGAGCGCCAGCAGTCAGGCGTTCAGCACCCTTACGGACAGTGGCGACCCCACGATCCATACGGATGTTCTGAGCCTTGGAGACGAAGTTCTTACCAAGGTTGACAGGGTTGTCCCGGGAGTTCAAGCCGATGAACCCCTCGTCACCATCGACTGCGTATTCCCGGGACGGCATTACTTACCAGTGATGGAGTGCCAGACGGCGAGCAGTTTTTCGGAGTAGCGAGCGCCTACATAAACGCCGCCAAGGAAGGAGATACCGATGAGGAGGATTGTAAGCATATTAGGCAGGGAGAGAGATCTTCAGCCGGGTGAGTTCGGCTTTGAGTTCGGCTTCGGTGGGCTTGGAGATGAGGGTCAGTTTACCCTTATACTTGCCACCCTTCTTGAACTCACGATAGCCAAGGCACTCCGTGTCCTTGACGAAAGCAGTCCAGCCAGTAGGAATTGTAATTTGAGTAGCCATAAAGTTTAGAGAGCCTCGGTGTAATAAGAGCCGTCACCATCCCAGTAGTACGCATCTGTGCCGTCATCATAGATGAATGTTCCGTAAGGATAGAGCGTAAATGTAGAACTTGTGTCTGGGTCGTAATAAACGCCTCCAGAACCATCAGCAAACACAATCCTAACAGGGTACTCACCAGAGTAGGAATAATTTCCGCTATCAGTTGGAACTTCTACGCTACCTCCACTCTCGGCAATTTCTTCCGTGCAAATCTCTGTGTAGGCATTAAGGTAATAAATGCTATACGCATTTGCCCAATCGTAGAACTCACCTCCAAAGCCATCAGCAAGCACATCTACATAACAAAGTTCAATAGGGTGCTGAACTGATGTATCAATCGCTGTATAGAACTCACCTCCCTCTACGATAGGATAAGTAATATCTGCATCTGTACGCAGGAAAGTGCCGTAAGCAGGAAAGCCGCCACCGCCAGACGGCACTTCACCAAAGACGAAAGACCCGTTGCCGAACCCGTCTCCAATCAGACTGGAGAGTCCGATCCGCATCAGACGAGGGCGACTGCGATATGGACTGTCGTGCTGGCCGTATCAGAAGTAGCCCGGACAGCGCCGTTGTAGTTCTCAAGGGTGCAGGACTGGTTCGGCTGGAGTTCCAGACCGACATCACCAGTAGTAGCAAAGATGACCTGAACGATAGCCGTGTCCGACTTGTTCTGAACAACCAGCATCACTCGCTTGTCGAATGAGTTGGTCGTAGGGGCAAGGATCTCAGAAGCGGAAGTGCCGACTGTGGCATCGCTGTGAGTGAACGACTTGGTGAACGGGGTGGAGAATGCGATGTTAGCCATTGGTTTGATTAGTAAGTGTTGTTCATATTGATTCTACCCACCTGCTGCTGCTGGCGCAACACGATGTCAACGGTATCGGCCATAATGCGTTCAGCCTCGGCCTCGGCCACCTGAGCGGCCTCCACCTGAAGTTCCGAACGGAGCCAATCCGAGTACGCGCCACGGGCGGCGTAGGGGGCGAACAGATAAGGGATGTTTACGATCTGCCACTTGGCCGGATGCGTAGCGGGGTTCTGCCCGGCCGTGGTGGCCTCAAGGCAGTTGTAGAAGTTCCCGTAGTGGGGCTTACCAGCGACAGGAGTATATGTGCCAGTATTAGAGCCACTGTCAAAGTACATCTGAGCGCCTACCGAGTAGGCCACCGCAGCATCATACAGGTCTCCGACCAATTCAGGTCGCTTGATGCGGTACTCAGCCCAGACAGTACCCGGGTCAGAAAGGAAGTTCAGGACTTGGGTCGTACCGTTATCGTACAGACGGAAACCCAACTGCGATGCCCGGCTTGTGACCAGCGGATTGGAGTCATAGCAGTACAGGATCTCCCCGGCATCGGCCGGGATGGCAGCAGTCACACGGCCAGCGCCGTCATCCGTGACTGTCAACTGGGCGACACGGGTCGTGTCAGGCCACTCCTGAGACTCCCAGATCATCCGAACGCGCTCGGAAATCAGGTCTCGGAATTGGGCAAAAGTCTCCGATGTGATGTTGTGCCTGTCCTGCCCGGAGAGTTGAAGGGCATTATATAGGACTGGCGAAAAATGGGTGGTTCTCATTTGGTGAGATAACCATCAGCGGTGAAGATAGCACCATTGACAGTCGTGCGCTTGATGCGGTTGTTTACGGCAACCTCGGGGTTGTCACGAATGAACTCGGTGACGAATGTCTCGTCATTCCAGCAATCGTAACCAAGGCGTTGACCCCAGTAATGAACAGCAGAAAGAGGGATACGAGCCTTCAACTCGCCTACCCCCTCGATAGATTTAGCAGCGTTTGCGTGATTGAAGGCCGCAAACTGCTTGGCCTGATGGTACGAGGCCGCCTCTTGCACCTTCCAGCCTGCGATGAGTTCCCTCTCCACCTCCTTGCGGAGATGGGAGGGAATGACATCAGCGAATGACTGGATGATGTCCGACATTCCGCTATTAGGCGGTGAAGTCGAACTTACCGAAGGCCAGCGGGTTGTACACGCAGAGGCCAGCAACCGCTTCGATGAGACGGGCAGGGCCGCCACCGTTGTCGGTCAGTTCGGTAACGCCAGCGACATTTCCACCGTAGCGGACTTCGACCATATCGAACGGGATGATATAGCCGGAGAAGTTGTTCTTCAGGAACAGGCTCGGGTGCAGACGGATCTGACCGAAGTCGCCTTGGAACACATCCACGGAGGAGATGTACGAGGATTCGTCAGCCTCACGGGTCAGCGTGCGAACAGCCGAGAGGGTGTTCGTGCCACCGCTGGTGGGAGTGGTGAAGACGAGGTTGGTGAAGGCGCGCTTGAGGGTCGGGCCAACGATGGCATCGTAGTTCTTGAACTGGCCTGTCTGGTTATAGATACCAGTCAGGATATCCTGAACAACGGTTTCGGTGAGGGCAGCCGTGCCGACAGACGAGATCTGGGCAGCAGCCGGGCAGAAGGCCGAGGCAGCAGCCGGGAGGTCAACGGTGTCGATGGAGGCGGCAGGGACGATCCACTTGTCGAGACCACGGGTGCGGTAGCCGACTGTGCCGTTGTCCACCTGAGCGGTCTGGTTGCTGCACATCGCAACTTCCATATCGCGCTTGAGCATCGTGATGGCCTTCGACACATTGTTGGCGAGTTCGTCACGGACACCAGCGATGTTGGCGACATCCTGCGTCAGTTTCGAGACCCGGACAGCCTTGCGGAAGATCTGGATGCGGTTGGAGAGTTCGACACGGTACTGAGTGCCACCGTCATTGACGAAGTTGGCAGTGCCAGTGTTCGGATCGACATCTGTGCCGTCAACCACGGGGGTCGGGGCAGCAGCGGACGGGAGGCGGTCAGCCTGCCAGCGGAAGATGGTGTTGCCGGGCTGAGCGCCCTTCTTCGCCATCGAGGTGAAGGGGGTGTCCTTCGCATCGACCATAGCGATGAGGTTAGCAAGATCTTCACGCTTACCAGCGTTGACGATATTCTTTTCGAGTAGGGAGGCCATAGTAGTATGGGGGGGTTGGTTTAGATGAAGCCTTTGGATAGCAATACCTTGGCGAGGTCTTCAGCATTGTTCGATTTGACGAATCGACTTTCCGCACTCTTCGCGCTGGCTGTCTTTGCGCTAGTTTTTACGGGAGCAGCAGTAGGACGAACTGGCTGGATTTGCGCTTTCTTCATCATACCCGTTGCCGGGGACTTCGACTCACGGGCAAGATAACCACGAATATAGTCGCCCACGAAGAGCATATANTCGGGATGNTTCTTGAACTGAGGGAAGTTATTGATGACTTGTTGCGCCAATTGGTATTCTTTTGCCTGCGGTGTCTTCCACCACGGATATTCAGCCTCTGCGATAGGTTTAACGGTTTCATAGGCGTGGATCTTGTTCATCTGCTTTGGCAGGTGTACTTCGATAGCCTTTGTAGCGTTGACCAGCATTCGACTGACATCTTCAGGGCCGTATTCTGTGTCCCCCATAACGAAACCGTTAGGGTTCTCCATACACTTATACCGTAGCCACCGGGCTTGCTCGGCTTCCTTCTCCACATCGGCTTTCGTGTTAAGGGATGCGAACGGATTTGATGCGTCTGTGACGCTAGTTTGGTTCGCTTCCCCCGAAGCCTTGGATTGGGTAAGTTCTTGCTTCAGACTATCGACCTCGTTGCGGAGGCGGGTAGCCTCTTCTTCAGCCTGCTTGCGCTTGGCCGTCAACTTGTCGATTCGCTTCTGAACGCCCTTGGAGAGATTGTCATCTTCTCCGTTGTCTTCTGCTGACTGTGAATGAACTTCGTCTTCGCCATCCTCGGCCGGGGGGAGTTCCGTGTCAGTTACTTCGTCCTGCTGGGACGCTTCACTGTCGTTGGTATCCTTGACCTCCGTTTGGTCTTCGCCCTCATTATCTGGTTGGGGCTGTCCAGCCTGCTCATCGTCCTTGAACAGGGTATTGCGGAGGAGATCCGCAAGTGATTCTTGATTCAACCCGGACTGGGGCTGGTTTGACTGTACCTCGGGATTATTTTGAGCCGTTCCGATTTCGGCATTGTTGTTTTCTGACATAACAGGGATGCGCTCCCAGAGGCGTATGGGGATTAACCTCGGAAACCAAGCATCGTCAACGGG